GATCATCACCGTAAACTATCATAATCAACTGCATATGTAGTAGGGCCTCCGTTGCGGCCATCGCTACTTCTGCATCGACGATGCGCGATATCTCATAACAACACCATAGACAAAATAGTAACAGAGAGACCCAGGAATCAGCATGCGATGTTACCACTGATCCTGAAGGTACACCTCCATGAACGACCATCCATACCCCCGCATACACGTGTGTTATTCTCGTTATTAACCAATCAAAAATAGTCTTTAACATTTTCTTATAAATTGGCCACGCTCGACTTTTCTTATTATAATAGATCCCCCCATGTGCCACAAAAAACTCCAGCAATACCCTATGTAATGACTGATCACAATTTATCAAATCACCCATCGAATAAACGGCCGCCGTCGGGTCATCCCAGTTATAGTGTAATAACTCCGCTATACGGTCTGCCCCGCCGTACGACCACGTGTGGCCTATACAAATATAGCCACGCTCCAAATTTTGTCGCAAGGTAAATAAAACTCGTTCCGTAAGAGACTCCTCATCGCTCGGAATGACAAAGAAACGAAATTTATCTGCATACTTTTGATACTCATCGAGTAGATATTTTTCATATTTTCCGTAAGTCTCATCCTTTCCTTTCATTACCCATGCCTTATTACGCAGCACTGGCACCCCATACGATGACTCACGAAACATACGATTAACATTCTTCACAGCTCGCTCATGGGACTCAAATTTCTTCCCCCTGGGACTCACAAAAATAGGTATCCCCGTCGCTGTTTCTGTTGTCAGCTCGGGCCCTGGAGCATCCCCTGAGCTAGCACCCAAGTATATCGAGGTAATGTATGTTGGATCTGGGTTAAATTCATATTTCCCAAAATATTGTCTCGTATCTAATATACGATAAAGCATATCCAATGCTCTCGGCATAAGTGGTGCTAATGCTCGAGCGTACTCATTCAAAAATTTAACATTCCTCCCATACACTGCAGTTTGCTTAGAAAATTTACTTGAATGCAGATCTGCCAATGCCGACCTCGTATAAGGTCTATCTGGGGAATACCCTCCAACAGCTAGATTATACGGTGAAGCCCGGCGTGCTGCTAAAGTCGCCAAGGATGGAATTTTAGTATCCTCCTTCCACGATCGACCATCAGCAACACGCCACACCTCCTGCCGTAAATCACCCTCACTAAGTCCCACCCCCCGACGCGAGAAGTACAAAACATCTGCTAACTGAAAAATCCGGGAGACCGACTCCGTAGGGACCGGCAACTCGGATGGACGAGTCGTATTCTGTGTGTGAAAATAGGGGGGTACTCGTGTTAAATTCTGATACGCTCCTGCATCAATACGTAGAGACGTCAACACACTCTGTACGTTCCTTGATATCGGCACAAAATCCACCGAATAATCAAAGTTCGCTGCTATAACCGCCATCGCGTATAAAATCATATCTTGTAATGATTGCCTCACCGTACCGGAATAGCGAGGCGAGTTCACTTTCATACGCTCTAATTTCTCGGGCAATATTATCTGTAACTCACACTCGCATAGTTCATGTCTATTATCCACACAGGGTGTATTACTTGGCCATACTATCTCCAACATTTTAAATTTCTCCTTAAAGAACAATTTCGATATGGAGGGATACCGTGGACCCAAAATCCGAGCAATTCTCTGCAATGCGTAATCTACTCCCTTCGCTGCTTGGGTGAACGTTGTATGTTTAAGACTAGTGCCTTCACAGGGTCACTAGAAGAAG